TTGACTCTATACCAAGTGCTGCCATTTAATTCAACACCTGTTTGACCATTTAAACTTACGGTTTCTACTTTAAAATCAAAATTATTGTCTAGCCCACTAATGGTTACAGTTCTTGCACCAGTACCTGCTGCTGTATCATTAGCAGAAGAGCTAGATATATAAAGAGCTGAAGCTGAACCTAGATATGAATATAAACCACCTTGAGCCCATACGGTTGCTAAAGTGGTATCTACAGCAGAATTAAAACCAAACTTGTGTACGCTTTCGTGAAAACTTATTTGTCCTCTTGCTACTTGTAGTTCAAAAGGCTCGGAAGTACCAACCCTTGAAATTGATGATACTTCGTGTGCCATGACTAAGAATGAAAAACAGTTACTCTATCTATATTGCTTAACACAACATGAATACCATCTTCAAACAAAACACCGGAATCCGGGATGTTTAAAGTTTCAGTATCATTAGCGTTGCAAGGAGCAATTAAAAGAGTAGAACCAGTTACAGATCCATCTCTAAAAGTTACAGTACCGTCAGAAGTTCCTCCTGCAATAATGTAACCTCTTAATCTTGATCGACCACCTTGTAAGACAACTCCGCCTGTAGCAGCGGAGTCAGTCGTAGCTGTTTTTACATCTGAGCCTACAATTCTACTTGACATAGTTAGCTCCTAATTAAGAACTAGATCCGTTGTCAACAATAGCGTAAGTAAATACTCCAGTACATGTTCCACTTGTTGCAGCTGATGCTCCAACTTTAGCTTGAACTGTTGTATTGGCAGTAATGCCACCAGCTACAGTTAAAGCACCGTCAGATCCTTTTAAAGTACCTTTAGTGTCAACGTCTACTTCGTTGAAAAATCCATCTGGATCAGCGGAAGATCCAATATCAGCAGTTGGGTTAGTACCGCCAGCTGCTCCACCAATAGTAAGAAATGAAACAGGAATTGCTCCAACAGGTAAAACAAAATTGTTTCCTGTAGATGAAGATGTTCCAATTTTTACATTAGCTCCGCCAGTTGAAGTTGGGTCAAAAGAAATAACTTCTGAAAGAGTAACAACTGAAGGAGTTGTTCCTGATTCTTTTGATTGACCACCATAAGATCTTACGATCCCTTGAAATGTTGATGTTGCCATAATAGCCTCCATATAAAGTTATACCATCTTTGGAGTTAGTCTGCCGAGCCAGTTGGTATAACAAGTTATCCCGGTTTAGATAACTATACTACTTTAGGTGTCTTGAGGGAAGTTTTCTTTAGATTTTAAAATAGATTCTCTAGAGTTAAATAAAGCTTGATACGAATCTTTAATTGCTGGATCTTGGCCAAACTCATCTAACATATCCTTGCCTACCATTTCTATAAGAGATTGAATGGTAATTAATCTACCTTGAATATCTTTAATTTTTTGTTTTGAATCTGCGGACATAACATTTATTTTATCGTTTTTTTGTTTAATCTCATATCCTTTTAGCCAATTTGTAACATTAATAATTTTTTTCTTAAAGTCTGGAAAGGTTTCCCAGTCTCTTATTTCTTCGACATTTCTTCCACACCCCTGACATATATCATCGAAGGGAGCCATGGAAGTTGAGCAGACTCCATTACATGGAGAGTTAGCCAAGCTTATAGATTCATGTAATCCTGTATTCATAAAACCTCACGGGTTTTTCTTGAATTATACACTCATTAACTAAAAATAAACAAACTTTTATATTAAATAAAAAAAAGGGAGCCGAAGCTCCCTTTACCAATAAAATTGGGTTTATGCACCTTGTGATGCAAAGACAGCTCTTGGGTTTGACCAACCGAAAGAATATCTTTCTCTAGCTTTGAATCTGACGTTGCCAGTATCAAAGTCACCTTCCATAGAAGTTGAAAGAGGAGATCTTTCGAAATGTTTAAATCCATCAGGGCAGTCTGTTAACAGATACCAAGCATCGTTGTCTGTTAAGAAATGGTTAACAGCGTAACCATCTGGGACCATTCCCATGTTCTTAATAGCATTGATGTCATTGTCAGATGTACCAACTCTACCAGGAGTGTTGATTAATCTATCAGCCACGAACTGAAGTTGTGGTGGAACGATTAATTTTCTTCCTTGTAAAGCAAGAATCATGTTTCTGTCATCAACAAAAGTTGAAATAGAAATGATTGCATCTTCTAATGAAGTTTCATTCAAGTCAGTGTAAGTGCTTGGTCTGTTTGCAAATGTTCCACCGCCAACTAATGGGTGAGAAGAGTTTACAAGTGAAACTCCATCGCCGCCTGTATAGCTGGATGAGAAAGCATTATTCAACACAGAAGCAGCTTTAACTTGCTTAGTATGTGCCATAGATCTTGCTAGAGCCTTAGTGTATCTAGCGCCTAATCTGTCATAGAGGTTATCTTCGATAGCTTCTTCAGTTAGTGCAAATGCTAACGCCACAGTCTCGTGAGAGTACCTTGCAGTATAGCCTTCTGAAGCGTTGTCGAATGCGACTCCGTTTCCTTCAGCTTTTACTTGTGCGTTACCGAAACCTACGATTAAGGTTTCTTCTTCAAATGCTCTATCTGATGACTCAGTGTCGTAGATTTCTGCATGTTCGTTTTCATAACGATCATATTCCATCCCAAACAAGGCGTTTAGACCGGGTTCTAGCTCTTTAGCTAATTGTGAACGATTAATAGCCATTATTAAACTCCAGTTGTTTGAGCATAGAAGTGCTCGTTAATTTTGACTATCATGTTGACGTTTGCTGATTGAGAACCAGTACCTAAAGTATTATTCTCAGGATCGCCTGAAAACCCAACTATTCTTAGTTGAGCTGAAGTTGCAGCAGTGGTTCCACTGATTTCAACGCCAGATTGTCCATCTGATGTTGAGCCAGAAGCATAAACGATGTCAGCGTTATTACCAACAACAGTTTGTACAACTGAACCAGTTGCAGCACTTTGCACTTCAAATAATGCGTTAGGATCGTCAACTACGAAAGCCACCGCGTCTGATGAGACAGTACCATCTGGCCAGTAAGCTGAATAAATCACCTCACCGCTTGCATTGGTATATCTGCATCCCCTAAAGACTCCCAGTAATTGATCACCAGCAGCAGCTACTAAAATAGTACCTGTGTTAGCCATCTTAACTGGATCGCCTGAAAATATGTTTCCGCTTGCACCTGAAGCAATTGAGTATTCTGTAGTCCCTTCGGAGTTTACATTACTACCCAGTTTGCTTGAAGGCTTTAAGCCGAAAGCAGCATCTTGGTTTGCCATAGTTATTTCCTAAATTAAAATTGTTAAAGAGCAAACAAAGTTATCCTTTGCTTCCTCCGCCAAATGTTACCCTTGATTTCAACTCTCTTGAGATTGGCATCGCGGGATTTTCTTCACGCATCAGGTCGTTTTCTACAGCTGTCATTTGGTTGTTTGTTTGGCTAGCGAAATATTCATTACGCTGATCTGCGATTTCTTTCGGTATCTTGCACAGTATTAACCCACCTACACCAATAATTCCAGCGTGTCGACCATCATCGACTATAGGCAAATCATGAAATCCAGGTAGTTCCTCTGGTCTAACTGGCTCGAATCCTTCACGAAATCTTTTTGAAACATTCGTTTTGTCATCTTGTCCAGCTATGGATTCTCTTACCCATCGATAAACAATCCCTTGAGATTTTGCAATTTCTACAGCTTCTTCTGGAAGCTCAAGAGCTGAAGGCATCTTCCAAGCTTTTGGCCTTTCAGATTTGCTTCTGGCTTCTGAGTCTCTAGGGACTCTGTCATCGTTGCTATTTGCTCTCGTTACTTTTATCTCTTTCTTGCTCATGATTTTTGTAGCCTCGCTTTTTGTATTGCGTAATCTTTAAATGACACTCCAAGTTTTTTGGCTAATGCCTGTTCACTTGGCGTCAATTGAATACGATTCTGTTTGCGTCCAGTCGATGTGTTGCGTGTGGCTGAAGCGACTGTTTGGACGTTTTTCTTCGCTTCCACGTTAAACTTGTGAGGCAACTCTTGTCGCACTCTTTTATCAATCTCACTATAATACTCATCTGAGTCAGTGTCAAAGCCTTCGTTCTCTAATTGCTTATGAACTGCAAAGGCAACTGACGTTGCAACCTGGTCTTGTCCAAACCAAGTATTGTTTTTTGCCCAATTTCTAGCTTTAGGTGATGGCTCGTTATACTCCTCAGCTGGTTGAGCATATTGTTGTGGAGATTGATATTGTTGTTGATTTAATAGCTGTTGCTGATAAGCAGCTTCTTGTTCTTCATACTGCTTTTGCGCTTGAGAATATTGTTGAAGCCTAGCCTTATCAGTGGTAGCTAAAGTTAAAGCTTCAGTAGCAGCGGCTATTGCATCTGCATCTCCAGCTTCTGTTGCTTGTCTTAAAGCTTGCTTTGCTAAAGTCATTTGAGATTCAACCCTGTTGGTGAACTCATCGCTGTAACTATGAGAGAAAGACTTTTGTTGTTGTCTTAATTTTTCATTTTGGTCTTTAAGATCTTTGGCATATTGAACAGCCATTAACTCTCTTCTTTGAAACTCTTTAGCTTGAGCAACTGCTTTGTTAATTCTGTTTTGCGCTAGAGATGCTCTCTTCTCTACCTCAGATAAATCTTTTGCTTGTTCCTCTACTCTGGGAGAAACTTCAAAGTCTTCTTTAACTTCGTCTTCAGTTACAGGAGAAACTTCTTGAGAATCATCACCTAACGAAACCTCAACAGGTTCATCGCTTACGACTTCTTCAACTCGTCTGTTTTCAGGCACTGCTGCCTTTTCAATCTTCTCGTCTGTAATTTCTATGTCTAAATTTTCTGCTTCGTTTGCCATGCTTTACCTCTCTTATAAAGATTTAATATCATCAGGATCTAGAATTGTTCCAATGATGTCATCGTCATTAATGATTCTAACTTCGTGGTCATCTTCTAATCTAAAACGAGAACCGGCGTATCTGCCGATTAACACCCAGTCCTTTTCTTTGCACCAAGGTTTGTTCCCATATTTTTCTGTTTCTTTATAAGCTAAAGGTCCAACCTTTAGAACGTAAGCAACCACTGTAGATAGAGACTCTCTATCCATGGTTTCTTTAACAAGTTGAATACCGCCTTCAGTAACGCCCTTACCTCTATAAGGTAGAACAAGAATACGCCATCCGCTTGGATTTGGCATTCTGTCTAGCAATGATTTTTTTAGTAGGTTGGGATCTAGAACTCTTGATTCTTCTTTTACAAAAGCTTTGTCAAGTTCTGATGAGGCTTCTTCTTTTTTTTCTATTTTTTCTGCGACTTTGTCATTCATCGATATCATCCATATGCAGCGTTTCTTTTAAATCGTCTATGAGTGAGCGAACCGCCGATAACGCACCCATATGATATTTGTAATCTTCCATGGATTGTACATTCCCTGCTGAAAGACTGTCAACTAAATCTTGTTCTCTTTTACGCAGAGTCTTAAAAAAATACTCCGCAAGTTTTACGCTATCCATGGCTCTCTCCTGCCTGTGTGATGTTTATCTTAAATTAAAGTTTCCAAAGTCTGGAATCATCGGTCTCCCGCCAGTGGTTGGTAAATCAAACTTAGGTAAGTTTGAAAAATCTATGTTAGGTATGTTAGGTATGTTAGGTATGTTAGGAACCATCGCTGGTGGTACATAATCAGGGTTTGGCCCAACTGCTTTTGGCAAACTTCCGCTAGCAATCATATCTTCTAAAGGACTTTTTCTTTCTGGTATCTTAAGACCAGTCAAAAACGATCTTCTGCCTTCAAAAGGCACTGGCTCTCCAACTGGCATAGTTGTTATTGGCATATCGCCAAATCTTAAATTTCCATCTACATCTATATATGATCGAACTGGGTCTGGCATTGCTCCAGCATCTCTTTTAGGACCAAGCAAAGGACCTTCAAAACCAACTGTTCCATAATCAGGCATTTGTTCTAGCCTCTGACCAGGGGACATATTCTCTCGCATATTATCGTAAAATCCAGGAGTTCCGCCTGCGTAAACTGGAGGCATGCCACCAGGACCACCTACAGAACCATCGCCAGGAATAGGTTGCGTTGGAAGAAAGCTATCGATTGGTTCTGGTTCACCCATTTCCATTCTGTCATTGTATTGACGCATGATGTCATCGTAATCAAAGTTTGATAAGCCAGGGATGTTGCTGAAATCTATGTTGCTGAAATCTAAGTCTCTTATAAAATCTGGTATTCCCGGAAAAGGACCGCCTGGTACATAAGGATCTGGGCCAGGCATTGGAGCTGGTTCAGGTGTAGCCAACTGACCTTCTAGCTCTGCGATACGATCCATCATTTCTTGAAACCTTGCATCTTGAGCTGCTTGCTCTTCAGCACGCTGTGCCATTTCAGCTTCTCTGATTGGAGCTTGAGTTGCCTCGTACTGTTGTTGAAACTGTTGACCCATAGGAGATTGCATTTGACGCATAAACTGTTGCCCAATTGGATCGGGCGCTCTATCAGTTGGCATGAAAGCTTCTGTGGGTTGAGGTGGGGCATTGTAGCCTTGAGGAGTAAAATATGCTGGACCACCTACAACTGCTGTAGGTCTGCCTATTGGCATAGGCTCTGGTGGTAATGCCATTTGACCAGGTGCTTGGCCCAAGCCTTGAGAGTAGCCAGGCACTCCAGAAGGTTGACCATACATCTGATTCTGCACGCCTGTTGGTGCAACTAAAGCATCACGAATTGACATTTAGCAAACTCCGCTAAACTTAGTGCCTCTCAAAGCAGCTCCGCCGCCACGAGATTTACCAGCACCGTATGGTTTTGGTTCGCCAGGATTAGGAATGCTTTCTACTTGCTTGTAGTTAACAGTGCCTTGGTCTTTAATGCTTACGCTTGTCTTAACGTTTTTTACTTTTTCCATTTTTTTTACCTTTCATTTTTCTTGCTTTTTGCAAAGCAATTGCAATGGCAGTCTTTTGTTTTTTGCCACTGCCCATTAATTCCTTTATGTTAGCAGATATTGTCTTCCGACTGCTACCTTTTTTTAAGGGCATTATTTTTTTCTCTGAAGCCTAGCTTTTTTCTTTGCGGTCTCTGACAAGTCACCATAGTGATAAAGTCTCACGCTTGTTTTGCCATGTGACGCACCAGAATGAATTTGTCCATTTGGCATTTTATGCATACCGCCTTTATGAACACTACCGTCTTTTTTGTAATGCTTAACGCCTTTGGCCATTACTTTTTCTTAACTACCTTGGTCTTAGTCTTAGTGACAGACTTAGACTTTTTAGCTTTAACTTCTTTGGTCGCTTGAGCAAGGACTTTGTCCGCATCTTTGTCGATCTTTTTGGCGATCTTGTCGATGTCGATATTTGCATTCTCATTGATGATCGGTTGATTGCCATTTTGTTTTGCCTCTTCTTCTTTCATAGCAGCTTTATTAACTGCTGTCATTTTTTGTCTAACTGAACTCATTTGTTTCCTCGCATGATATCCATTGCTTTAAATTGATTTTGTTGATCGATTCTTTCACGAGCAATTGCATCCTTCATCATAGCAATTTCTTTTTGAATTTGTAACCTTTGCTCTGCAAGTTCATTGCCTTGCATTGCTTTCATTGCATCAAACTGTTGACGTTGTACAAACTCTTCACGTTTGCGTTGTACGTCATCAGCTTTAATGTCTAACTCTTTACCTCTCAACTCGACCAATGGATCTGGCATTGGTGGAGGTGGCATAAACATTTGATTGATCTGTTGCATTAATTGAGCAACCACTGCTGCTACATCACGAGACACAGAGTCTTGTAGTTGTTGTTGATAACCCATAGAGATCTCTGGTGGCAACTGTTGTATTTGTTGCATCATCATTTGGAACTCAGGGTTCTGTGCATTTTGTTGATCTACAATTTCAGCAGCTCTAAATGAAACATGCTGATAAACATGTGCTTGGATGAGAGATAAAACCGCTGGGTTTGATTGAGCAGTAACTGTGCTATACAAAGACATGTGTGAATTAATGT